GGCGCCGCGGGTGTCGGGTTTGCCGGTTCGGTCCGAAATCGCCTGTGGCTGGGTCTTGGCCCAGATCAGCGCCAGCCGCGCGAGCACGGTGATGCTGTCGACGAAGTAGCAGTCGTACTTGGCCAGCTGCGCCGGGTCACCGTAGCGCTCGCACACGTGCCGGTAGTGCGCGTCTGAGAACGGTGCCTCGGCCGGCAGCGCCGGGTTCGGTCCAGCCAGGAACACGACCAGATCGCGGAACTCAGGCCAGGTCGCCGGCCGCACGCAGTCGCCACGCCAGTCTTTCACCGCGAGGTCGCCGGCCTCGAGGTCAACGAACAAGGTCGAGGCCTCCGGCAGCGTCTTGAGCTGGGTGGTCTTGCCGATACCGCTCTTGCCGAGCAGCACCAGCTTGACGCCCTTCTTCTCGCGCAGCCGCTGGTCAGCGGTAATGATCGGAAGGGCCATCACGCCACCCCCCTCAGTTGCTCAGCGACAGCCGGGTTCCAGAGGATCTGGTAGCCGCTGTGGCCGTTGCGTGAGAACGGCATGGCCTCGGCCCATGCCTTGCCGGCGTCGGTGAGTTCCCACTCGTCGCGCTCGTTGCGGAACTGGAAGCCCAGTAGCGCCAGTCGCTGGTTGGCGGCCTTGGCCGACGACCCAGCCAACTTTCCCAGTTGCGTCGCGTTGTGCGAGCAGGTCGGCTCGTTGGCTGCCGGCAGCGCACGGCGCAGGGTTTCGATTGCCAGCCCGGTGTTCTCCTGGATGCAGGTGAGCGTGGCTGCCATGGCGATACCGGCCTTCACACCGGGAACCTTCGCCACGGCGTCGCCGATCAGCAGCAGCGAGGAAACACGGTCCTGCGTCAGAGCCGGCAAAGCAGCCACGGCAGGCGTCGCATAGGCACCGGTCTTGCGGATCGATGGCAGTACCTCACTGGTGACCCAGCGCTTGAAGCGCTTCGCCGCATCTTTGGTGCTGCCAAGGATCAGCGCGTACAGGCCCGACTCGTTGACGTGGTTGGCTCGCTGGGTCCGGCCGAGACTGTCGATGGTGTCCAATTTCTGGACGTCATCGGCATCGACGTGGGACTCCAGTGCCTGACGGGCATTACCAAGCTGCAGCGCCTCGCACACGTCGTTGGCGTTGAACCACGGCTGGCTGGCGTCATCGACCTGCACGCGCAGGGCGTGTGCTTCGAACTCGAAAGAAATCATGGCGCTCATGGTGACTCCTTCGATTCGAGGGTCAGCCGGAAAGACGGCTTGCCGGGCTTGACCGTCCGTGCGGCTTCGAACTGTGAGCGCAGGGCGACGGGCCAGTTGTTGAAGCGGGACTCGGACACGCTGAACTCGACGTCGAGGTAGTCCTCGACCCGTTCGCCAGCGGCAGCGATGCGCTGGGCGATGGCCGCCAGCTGCGACTGATCCCAAGACACGCGCTTGGGCTGGTCGGCCGTGATGCGCAACGGCCCATCGCTAAAATGCACCGTGCCGAAGTCTTTACCGGACTCGGCCCGGGCCGCTCGCTCCAGGTCGCTGAAACGGCGAACCAGCGCGGCGTCGAGTTTGGCCTTGGCCTGCTTGGTCCAGTCCTGCAGCTGCTCGAGGTTGTGCTGGACCTCGGCCAGTTGGGCGGCCGGCAAGGCTGCCAACTGCGCCACCGATAACTCGGTGAGTTGGGCGGGGTAGATCATGAGTTCGCTCATCGCCTACCCTCTCAGCGCACGGCGCGTTCGCAAGTCGAATCGTGCAGCGCAAAGCGCTCGAACTCGAGAATCGCGTCGAGTGGGTAGCTCACACGCTTGGACAGCTTGAGGTAGCGGGGGCCACGACCCTCGCTGCGCCAGCGCTGCAAGGTCTTGGGGCTAACGCCCCAGCGTTGCGCGAGCTCGTTCTCGTTGAGCACGCGGCGATCACCGGGTGACATGGTGTTGATCGCCTGCTGTAGCGACCGGGGAATGCTGCTGGTTGATGTCTGCATGAAATGCTCCTGTGACGTTGCTGCGGGACAGGTGTCATTGGAGAATTTGGCTGGCGAACATACGAGGGGGCGCAATGGCGAACCGTGCGGAAACTCCAAGTTCGCCAATCGGCAGCGGGCCAGATGCGCCGACAGCGAGCACCGGACTCGCCGTCGCGGTGACCGTCGGCAGGACTCAGCTGCGGCTGCTGTCAAACTCCAGTGCCTTGCGCTGCTCGGACCAATCGCGCGGCAGGAGTTCGTGGCGGCCGCGCAGCACGTGCAGATTCAAGTGCCTGGGCTGGCGACCATCGAGGATGGCCTCGATGATGTCGGGTGCCAGCATGGTGAGGCGCAGCACCTCTGCCACCCAGCCGGGCTCCAGCTTCAGCGCGCGCGCAAGATCGGTGGCGGTAGGGTAGATCCCCTCGTCGAGCAGACGCTTCCAGTAGAAGGCCTTGCCCAAGGTCTTGATCATCGGGATATCGAGCCCGCCCGATGCTCGTGCGGCCTCACCGGGGGTGGGCAGGATCAGGAGCTTGCGGTGCTGGCGGCGCTTGATCGTCAGCGGCACCAGAGTCACGCGTTGCTGGCCGCTCACGTAGCTGCGGGCATCGGCGCCAACCTCGATGCGAACGGTGCGCAGGCGAGGATTGCCGACGCCGGTGGTGCGCTCGGTGCTCATGAGCAGGACTCCTCGGACGCGTCGCGGTTTTCATGAACCAAAGGATGTGCCATGACGTCCGGGCCGAGTCCGATCCAACCGTCCTCGCGCCAGAGTATGTCGATACCCTGCTCATGCATCTGCACACGCTCGATCAGCAGGCGGGTGAGGCGTTGCTGCTCGGATGGAAACAACTGCTCCCACACGGCGCCGATGCGGTGCATTGCAACCACCACCTGGGCTTCGTCGAGCGCGGCCCCGGACGGGTGGCGCTGGCACGCCCGCCACGCCCCGATCAGCACCTCAGGCGCGGCAAGTGCTTGGTGGATTTGGGTCAGCACTGCGTTATCAATCTCCGCTGCCGGCAGGTGTCCCACGTCGACTGCATTGGGCACCAGCGTCGCACCAGCGTTGCGCCGCTTGTAGAGGTAAGGCACGTAATAGCGATACACGCGCCCGTTCTTTTTCTTGATGAAGGTGTGCAGCATGCGCTGCCCGTCTGGTGTAAAGAGCAGACCTGTCAGCAGGGCCGGGTGCTTGGCGCGGTACTCGCGCGGCGCCTGTTTGCGGCGTTCGATAAAGGCGTGGGCAGCCTCCCACAGTTCCAGCGGCACGATGGCCTCTTGCTGGGCGGCGTACCAGACACCCTTGTTGCGAATCTCGCCCAAGTAGATCCGGTTGCGCAGCATGGCAAAGATGTACTGCTGATCGATGGGTCGGCCAGTCCGCCGACGGCCATCTTGCGTCACCCAAGCCTTGGTGGTGTGCCCCTCGACAGCCATCTCGCGCACCAGACGCGCGGCCGAGCCGTGTTCGGCATAGCGCCTGAATAGGTCGCGCACCAAGACGGCCTCGCGTTGGTTGACGATCAACTTGCGCTCGACGACGTCATATCCCAGCGGCGGCATCCCGCCCATCCACATCCCCTTGGCTTTGCTGGCCGCGATCTTGTCGCGGATGCGCTCGCCTGTGACCTCGCGCTCGAACTGCGCGAAAGAAAGCAGGATGTTGAGCGTGAGCCGGCCCATCGACGTCGTCGTGTTGAACTGCTGCGTGACCGAGACAAAGGAGACGCCGTTGCGGTCGAACACCTCGACCAGCTTAGCGAAGTCGTGCAGGCTGCGCGTGAGTCGGTCGATCTTGTAGACAACGATGATGTCAACCCGACCGGCCTCAATGTCCACCAACAGGCGCTTGAGTGCCGGGCGATCCGCGTTGCCGCCCGAGTAGCCGCCGTCGTCGTAGCCGTCGTTGACGGCAATCCAGCCCTCGTGGCGCTGGCTGGCGATGTAGGCCAACCCGGCATCGCGCTGCGCCTCTAGGCTGTTGTATTCTTGGTCGAGCCCTTCGTCGGTGGACTTGCGCGTGTAGACGGCGCAGCGCTTCTTCGGTGTGATCGGGTGCAGCGGAGTCTCTGGCTGTCGGTTCGATCTCATGTCGACTCCTTCTCTTTGCCCCTGGGCTTCAGACCAAAGAACTGCGGCCCGGACCAGTGCATGCCGGTGATGTGGCGCGCGACTGCGGACAGGCTCTTGAAGCGCTGACCGCCGTAGTCGAAATCGAAGGGACCGCGCACGAGGACGCGGTGCTCGATGTGGTCGTACATACGAGTCAGCACGGTGCCTGGAAGCAGTCGGTGGGCGTCGCGCCTCAGTTGCCGGGGAAGGATTCCGGTTTCGCCAATCTCTTCGAGCTTGCGACGCGTGGCAGGCTTCAGGCCGCCGAGGGCACGCTCTTGGATCTTGTAGGCGAGCCGGCTTTCTAACCAAGCGCGATGGTGGTGATTCGGTCGCTCATCGAAGTGCTGGTCCCACAGCGCCCATAGGCTTGCCATTGACAGGTGCGGGAGATGGGCGACGCGGGCCGCGATGGTGGCCGCTTCGGTGTGAGGTGTGTGTGCCGTCATGGGCGAACTCCGTTGTTGTGATCGGGGTTCGCATTTACGCGCTGTTGGCCAGAGAAGCCAAGGGGAACGCGCTCGCTGTTTTCGATGGCGTGGCTGGATGGACACGCGCGCAGGCGCAGCAGTGCTACGGCCAGCAGGTCGGCGATTTCCTGATGCGTGTGGCGTGGCCGGTCAGGTGATGTGCAAATGGAGTGCAGTTTAGTTTCTGTCATGGCAAGCGTTCCGATGGAAAACGATGCTCATGCTAAAACCCAAGGGCACTTCGCGTAACGTGTTTTGGCGGGAGTGCGGGTAGTTCGGGCACCCTTAGCGGCGTGTCACGGTCAAGCAGTTCGCGTAGTAGCAAGGAATCCCGTCTTCCGGATCTTCATCGGTCTCGTGCCGAACCTGCTTCAGCTCGCACATCGACTTCGAGGAGTCGATGACAGACTTCGCATGCTTCTCGATCCACCTCGCACGATTCGTCAGGGTTGGGAATACAACGTGGCAGCTTGCCAGCTGGTTGGCGCCGTCGTTGACAGCAAGAAACTGCTGGAGCCGATCTAGGTCTTTTTTGAGCTCGGTCGCGCTTGGATCAAATCCCTTTAGCTCGATCGCGTGGCACGTGGTCTCGGTTATCACGAAGATGTCGACCTTGCCTTTGCGAGAAATCTTAGATTTTTCTGCCTTGAACCATTTATTGAGCCCAATCGACCTGGTTACCAAGTCGAACAGCACGGACTTGGTCGGTTCTTCCAATCGAATCTGAACGTCAAGACCGTGAAAGTTGTCGAACCCGTCGGTGAGGGCATCTGCGACTGCCACGGTCAAAAGGTACTCCGGCTTGACATGAAGGATCTCCTTGGTGTAACGCCAATGGCGATCCACACCTGCCCTCAAGCCAGTCAGCAATTGATCTTCAATCTTCATGATTGCGTTTGGCCAGCACGCTCGGGCGTTTAGCGGACTGGGTACTGTCCGTTCGAAATGAACTGGTCGTAGCCATCGAAGCTCTCGCCTTCCTGCCATGACTGATCCCAAGGGCGGGGTTCGGCACCTTCGAGCATCAGCAGGGTCAGCACGCGATCTCGCGCGCCGTAGCTGTGTTTGAACTCGCGCAGCTTCATGTGCGGCGCTTCCTCGGCACACCACATCGCGGCGGACATCTCCACTCCATCCCACTTCTGCTCGACGCCGGCATCGGCGGCGAGGGTACCGAGCGGTGGCTCGGCTGGATCGCCATTGCGGCGGATACGCGCACGCGTTCTGACGGCACTGCTGCTGCGCCACTCGTACTTCACGAAGCCGTTGTCCCAGTACAACAGTATAGCCCGCTGCGGCGTGAACTTGATGAAGCGGATGCACAGCGCCTCGAACGAGACCTCGAAGCGCTGCGCGATGGCACTCAGGACGTGCAGGTCGATCTGCTGACTGGATATCCAGTCGCGCAGCAGATCGCCCGGCATCAGCAGGTTGCTCGCGAAGTCATCCGCCTCCCGCTCAATCGCTCGCATGTTGTCGGCGCCGGAGTACACGCTTTCCTTGTCGCAACCGAAGCTCGGTCGCTGGTTGCGGTGCAGGATGAAGTGGCCAAGTTCATGAGCGATGGTGAAGCGCTGACGTTCGTAGCTGGCTTTGCCATTGAAAAAAATCCCCCACTCGGTGACATCTTTCGGGTTACGAACCAGCATGCCTTCGCAGCTGTCAATGCCTAGCGCCATCGGCGTCTTGATCTCACGCACACCAGCGCCGTAGGGCGTGTCGGGCAGCATTTGACGGACGATTTCCAGATCGATGGCATCAGGCATGTCCCCCTGATGCCATGCCCGCAACCATTTCTGGACGGTGTTGGCTGCGATCGATCCGGTAAGAGCCTGCGCTGCTTTCAAAACTCAGCCTCCGCTCTTGACCTTGTCAGGGAACATGATTTTCAGGGCCCGCTGGTAGCGGTCCTTTTCTTCGTCGGTCATGCCGGCGTACACACGGAAAAAGCGCACGTCCTCGGGGCTCGCCTCGGGGGCTTCCTGAAACGGCTCGCCCATGATGTCCTCCATCGTCACGCCCAGCACCTTGGCCAAGGCCTGAACCCGTTCAGCAGAGGGGCGCTGCCCCTCCTTCATCTCCAGTTCCCAGACGTAGGCCTTGGTGCAGCCAACCGCGTCGGCGACCTGTTGCAAGGTCAATTTCTTCGCTTCGCGCAAGCGTCGCAGGCGTGCTCCGAACGCTGTAGCCATGGCGATGCTCCTCTAAGGGCAAACAATCAGTTTACAAAAACAAGGCCTACAGTATAGCCGCGAGATACATATGAGGTCTAGATGGGATTCTGTGGTTGACAAGCGGAAGTCCGAGGTTCAGAATCGCGCTTGTATCTCGCTGCTTTACCTGCGGTGGGTGCGTGTTCAGTAACCCAGTCGCTGGCCAGTGCAGTCCGTCCATCGGTCGCAAACCTTCGACGCCGATCCATAAAGGACAATCAAGATGAAGAAGACTTTTGTCGACGTGATGCTCGAGTTGCCGGTGGACGCCACGCTGCGCGATTTCCTGACCTTCCACGGCCTGCCAGTGCCCGATGGTTTGGCGTGGGATGACACGCCCCCGACCTCGAGGGCGCTGGTGGAGGCCATCCGAACTTGGCCTGACATTGCAGCCCGTGATCGCCTGATTGGCAACTTGATGGCCAGCGTCCAGCTCGGCGACAGCGCCGGTAAACAGGTCTTGTTCCAAGCCGCCACCAGCAACGGCGGCGCCCTCGTGGGCCTAGTGGCGTGCCGGAGCGATATCCACCGTTCCTTCTGGCTTTACGCGAACCACCCGGACCTGTTCGAGCGCGCCTGCGAGTTCGACTACTTGGAGCGCAACGGCACGCGGTCGCAGCAGCACGACCTCGGGGTGAAGCGCCAGCCGCACACTTCGGATGCCGACCTAGCAGGCCTGCGGCAAGCGATCTCGGCTTTCTACCAGCGTGAGTTGCAGTGCGGTGACGGCAGCGCGGCTTACGTCATGGAACGCAGTCCCGGGGTCTTTATGCTGACGGTGCACGTCAAGGATCTGGCCATGCTGCGCCTGGAGTTCGAGGGCGCGACCCTCATGCGCCGCGTCGGCAACCCGAACATCCATATGGTGCTGGAGTACGCTGTCGCCACCGGCGTGGTGCGTACGCTGGTCCGGGGCGGCGCCAAGTACCATCAGATGCTGGTCGATGCGTTTGCCGAACACCTGTTGGGCATCAAGGTGGAGTCGCATCGGATCATGCCGCCGACGCTGGATCTGTCGGTGCTGCGCCTTGGTTTCGACGTGCCCAAGGCCGTAGCGGACGGATTCGCCGCCCTGCAGGTAAAGTCAATCACGGTGCTGAATCCGGATGTCGCCTTGAAGCTGGACTGCACGGCGATGGCTGCCAGCGAGCAGCGCTGCGTTACCGAACTGCTGCAGGCGGCGTTCCCCCATGAGGACCCGCTGGCCCGCGGCTGGCTGGTCACGGCGGCGCGCATCAACCTGTATTACCCGCCCGAACTCGGAAAGTCGCTCTCGAAGGTGATCACGGTGGAGGTGACGAGTCGCGGCCGCCTGAACCTGCACAAGTTCGATGCGGCGCTGCAGGCGAAGCTGGAGGGCTACCTTGTCGATTTAGGCATCCTGCAGGCCGGGCAGACGCTCAGCACCCAGGAGGGGCCGCCAGAGGGTGGCACGGTGAACCAGCTGCCAGCATACGAGGACTGACCGGTGGCGACGCATGACGCTTGGGCCTTGGTGTGCCGTCTGTTCGTGGTCGGTACGCCGGTGCTGCGCGCATCTCTGTCGCCCCGCGAAATCAGCGTCTTGCCCGCGCTCGGGCGCGCCTTGCGGCCGGCGGCACTGGACCAGCGCTTCGTGCTTTGCCCGTACTGCCAGCAGCACCGCGCGCAGGTCTGGGCTGACGGACGTGGCGGGCGCACCTGCCGTTGCCCGGAGTGCGGCCCGGTGCCGGTGGCGGCCGACGACGTGGCCGCGCTGGCGCTGGACGAGGATTGGCTGCGCCAGAAGCTGCGCCTCGCGCTGGAGATCGAGAGCCGCGATGGCGTCGACGATCTCGGCGGTGGCGTGTGGCGGCTGGGTGATTCACGGCGCTCGCCGGTGCTGCTCGCACGCGACATCGTTCGCCTGTGGCGCGAGCCGGCGCTGCTGGATCGGGTGCGCGTCGCCGGAGGGAACATGCGCGTGATCACGCCCAAGCCCCGCGAGACGCGTGGCGCTCCTTTCGGGACGGGCGTGGAGTGGCTGGCGCTGGAGGATCGGTTTGCCTTCTACGGCGGCGGCATCTCATTCATCGGCGCGCCAGATGAGCAGAGCCCGGTGCAGGCGGTCGATCCGACGATGCCGGTTCACGGGCCCTTCTCGGCCGACTTTAAATGGGTGACGCTGCCCGGCGAGGAAGGGCGCCCGATCCGCTGCACGGACGGGCAGGCCGCGGTATTCAAGTCGCTCTGGTCGTTCAAGGGCGAGCCCATGAAGGCGAAGCGCGTTATGGATCGGACTGGCCTAGGCAGCGAAAAGCCGATTGATCTGTTCAAGGTGAAGGCGCGCGACAGGGGGAAACCGGAACACGAGGGGCCACTGTTCGTGTACCGGGCGCTGGTGAAGTCGAGGCGGCGCGAAGGCTTGTACTGGATGCCGTGCGCGACGCCAGATTGCGCCCCAGCTTGATGCCTTGCAACTGGGCGAACTCGGCAGCGTGCGCTCCGATGAGCCACTTCACCGTCCGTGTAACCCTCGGCGCGGCGTCAAGTAGGGACGCCATGTTCAAGTTCATTTAACAAGCAAATTGGTTTTTGCTTGCATGTAGCCAACATGTGATATGATGCAAACTGTTTACCACTAAAGGTGCCTCATCATGAACCTCGATGACGATATTCCTAGCGGCCGCGCCGTTGGCGGCAGAGCCCGTATGGCCAAGCTCACACCTGAGGCGCGCAAGCTGAATGCACGGGCAGCCGCGCTTGCCCGCGCCGACCTCAACAAGCTGCCCAAGGCGACTCACTTTGGTCATCTCGCACTGGGTGCTGTGGAGTTGCAGTGCTTTGTGCTCGACGACGGTCGCCGCGTCATATCCGGCCGCGGCCTTACCTCTGCGATCGGGATGAAGGGCCGTGGCTCGGGGGTCGCTCGCGTGGCGGAGCACAAGCTCATCCGCTCGTACGGAAAGGTCGAGCTTGTCGAAGCAATCGAGAACCCCATCAAGTTCGTCGGCAAGTCTCCCAAAGGGGAGAACGAGCCCAGTGACGGATATGAGGCACACGTGTTGCAGGAGGTTTGCGAAGCGATCCTCACAGCCCGGGACAATGATCAGCTCAAGACCGAGCAGGATGAACGGTATGCCGTCCAGGCCGACATCCTCATGCGGGGCTTTGCCCGCGTAGGCATCGTCGCGCTGATCGATGAAGCCACCGGCTACCAAAGGGATCGTGAGAAGCAGGCTCTCGCCAAGATCCTTGAAGCTTTCGTGGCCAAGGAGCTCCAGCCTTGGTTGAAGACCTTTCCGGACGACTACTACCGCGAGTTGTTCCGCGTCTACAAACTGCCATACCCGCCCGAAGGCAACCCGCAGTGGCGTCCTGGCTTCATCGGTCGCGTCACGAACAACGTTGTCTACGATCGCTTGGCGCCGGGACTGCTGCCTGAGCTCAAGAAGGCAGCAAGCAGGCAGGAGAGAAAGACCCGGCTGCACCAGCACCTGACGCAGGACATTGGGCACCCTAAGTTGCAGAGCCATATGGGGTCGATCGTGACCCTCCTGAAGCTGTCGAAGACGCCTGATGAGTTCTACGCCTTGGTCAACCAACTTCACCCGCGCTTCGGCACGACCGGTCAACTTGACTTCGGCTCGCCGGCATAAGCGCCGTCGGCGAAGGCCCATCTTGCGATTCAGCGAAGCACGGCTAGACGGGTCATGACAGTGTCTGATTGGGGGCCCCGATGGCCACCCCAAACTGCTCCACTTATGGCCGGTCAAACTGCTCCAGGCAGGACAGGGTGGATTATGACGATTCCGGGCTGATGGCTATGCGAGCGGCTGCCTCTTTGAGGCGGT